CGATAGGCCATTGTTCGTCGCTGCAATAGTGTAACTTGTAGCAATCGTGTTTGCGTTCAGCGTGATGCCGTTGGTAGAGATGTGCGCTATTGCGCTCAAGTCACCCGTGCTGGGCTTGTACAGCAGATTGGCATTGCCCGTGAACAACGTGGATGCCGTTCCAGTTGTTGCGTTTGCAAACAGCGGGTAGACGTTGGTTGCGGTCGTGGTATCGTTACTTAAAGCCGCACCGCCCACAGATGCCCATGCAGTGCCGTTGTAGCCCTCAAACTCGGTCGTAGTAGAGTTGAAGCGCAACATACCCGAAGCCGGTGTTGGACGTTGTCCAGTCGTTCCGTTTGGAATGAGCATGGCGTCTGTGCCAACGAACGATGCAGTCACCGCTGGAGAGGCAGTTCCAATGCCCAACCGGGTATTCGTGGAGTCGAAGAACAGATTCGCGGAGTTACCGAGCGCCGAAGTACCCGCTCCGTATGGGATTTGACCAGTGGTCAGCGTGGTCAGCCCCGTGCCGCCGTTCGAGACCACTAGAGTTCCAGCGACCGTAACCGCGCCTGAAGTCGCAGTTGACGGGGTTAAGCCAGTCGTGCCAAATGTAATTGAGGTGACGTTAGTTGTCGCAGCATTGCTTGCCAACAGCTTGACCGTCCCGGCTGCATTTTTGAAGTACAGCTTCTCGTCTTGTATATTTAGCGCCAGTTCGCCATCGACAAGGTTGCCTGACGTGGGCGCTGCCGCAGCCGTTGTACTGTAGTACAGCGAAATAGGTGTGAAGTTTGTAGCCGCCATTAGAATGTTCCTCCAAAGATACCAGTTGTTGCCGTCACAGTTGTTGCGGCTACAGTAGTAAACGCGCCCGTGTTTGTAGATGTTGCGCCAACAGTTCCGTTAATGTTAATCGATGCAGTGCCAGTTAAGTTTGTAACCGTGCCACTGCTTGGTGTACCCAAAGCCCCACCAAACGTCACAAAAGCGCCAGCAGAGCCTACGTTGACCGCTAAAGCAGTCGCAACCCCAGTACCCAGTCCAGTGATGGAGCCGACCGCTGGAGTCACCGTGGTATTGCTTGCCAAGGTCAGTTGACCCTGAGCATTGACCGTGAACGTACCCACCTGAGTTGCAGAGCCATACGAAGCCGCCGTAACAGCCGTATTGGTGATGCTGAACTGCGTACCCGTAAGAGTCAGGCCAGTGCCTGCGGTGTAAGAGCCTACGCCAGCAAATTGAACCCAAGTGATGGGGGTTGTGCCTAAAGTTCCGCCAGCATTGGAGGTGCAAACCCAGCCTGTGTCAGCGTATAGGGTTCCTTGTTCAATGAAGGTGAACGCGCCGGGAACCTCCAACCAATTATCCATATCCGTTGCGCGAGTCCATGCACCCGCCGCAACCAAATAAATACCGTTGTCTTGACTCAATGTCTGGTCTTTGACCAAACACCTGTCTCCAGCAATCAACGCTACCCCGTCAATCGTCTGCGTTCCAGACAGCGTGATGTTTGCCGTCGTTGCCGCAACGCAAGAAGCCTTGGGGTCTAACCCTTGGGCTACTGCATCAACATACTGCTTGGTAGCCAAGTCAAGCGCCGCAGTTGGGTCTTGAGTCACGGTCACCGTAGTCAAACCACCCAAGGTAAGACTTGATGCGCCCAAAGCAATTGCGGTAGTACCAACAGTCACAGACGAGTTGGTCAACGATGCGTTGCCAATGTTGGTCAACGTATTGGTTGCTCCACTGATAGCCGCCCCAGTGTATGTGCCACCCGTTACAGTCTTGCCCGTGAAGGTCAAAGCCGCAGGCAAAGACAACGTGACAGTTGATGCCCCTGTTGCGGTTATTTCGTTTGCAGTGCCGTTGATAGTGGTCACCGCGCCAATTGAGGAGGCGCTGATTGTCACGTTGGCGGCGGCAGTCAACTGACCTTGAGCGTTGACGGTAAAGGTTCCGACCTGAGTCGAAGAGCCGTAGGAAGCCGCCGTAACCCCAGTCACATCAATGCTGATTGTTCCCGTTGAGGTAATGGGGCCACCCGTAAGACCAGTTCCCGTGGCAATAGACGTAACGCCAGAGCTAGAGGCAAATGCAGTCCAAGCACCGTTGTATCCCTCAAACAAACCCGTTGTTGAGTTGTAACGAAAGTTTCCTAGCGTAGATGTTCCACGTTGGCCTGTTGTTCCCGCTGGCACAACTACCCCCCCAGTGCCGGGGATTACGGGGTCGCTGGACAAAGAAATCGTTGGATTACCACTTATCCCAGTCCCGTTTGCAACGTCAATTTGGCTTGCGGTTCCCGTAATCGTTGCCGAGGTGATGTTGCCACCAGTTGAAAGAACCATAAGCCCGTTAAAGCTGGCGTTGGCAAAATTCAACACTTGACCGCTCAAAGCAATGGTTGGGTCACCCGCAATGCCGTTACCATCAGTAATTGCCAGACCCGCGCCAGAAACCGCGATAGAACGGCCTGTAAGGGCCGTAGAAGACGTTTTGACCTGAAACCCAGTACCAGAGTTCACCAAAGACAATAAAGCGCCTGTAGTGCTGATATTGAACAGTCCTTGCGCACCACCGTCAGTGATAGCCAGTCCGTTGGTTGCGCCAACATAGCGACTGTTTGCCAACTGCGGGGTTTGGTTAACAGTTAAGTAAGTGTAGACCTGCGACGGAGATGCAGAGATCGCCGCAGTGGTCGTCTGAACTGTTACACCATTTTGAACAATAGGCACTGCTTCAGTGCCTGTGATAGCACCTGCAGAAGGCAATTGGGTGATAACAACTTGTGATGACATTATGCACTCGTTGGTGGGTTAGGGGCTATTGTATCCAAGTTCCCGTTGGTTTGAGGCGTCTGGGTGTTACTTTGAGTAGAGATCTGCAACTGTGTATTCCCAGTCGTGACCAGATAGTTGTCATTTGCAGCTACTGACACATCAGGGCGCGGAAACCGAATCGTGATTCTTTCAGTTTTACGTGCAGGAAGACGGTAAGGGTCAAGTTGGTCTGCACAATTTTCGTTGCACACCCTAAGACCCGGAAAATTAGGGTCGTCGCGCATCACAGCATGAGGACGCTTCATCTTGCAACGATCGCACACCGCAATTGCAATATCTGAATATCCGCGAGTATCTAGAAATACTGGCATGTTTATCCTGTGTATGGGGCAATATTAGGGGCAATATACACCGGAGACTTATCGCGCTCTTCTTCTTCAGCTTGAGTTAAGTACTTATTTGCTTGTTGCTCTAAGTATGCCACTCGGTTCATGTCCACACTAGGCAATTCTAATGACATTTGGTGCGCCAACATGCTTACCACGGCCATGTACCAGCGCTGCGGCACCTCTAATTCTCCGTACAAGTCACCTACGTCCATAATCTGTCGTGAGTACCAAATGGTCATTTGATAAAAAGCATTCTGAGGCGTCGGCCAAAGCACAATTTCGCTTTGAGGGATGGTCCGATTAAACCAGAATTGAAACGGCTGGTTCGCAGTAAAGTTCTTGTTTGGTAGGTTGGTGTAGTCATCACGATTTAAGCGCGACATTGTGATCTCGGTGCTGTTATTGCCCAAGTACCATTCACGCAAGCTTAATGTTGTTCCGTTGTAGGCGCGAATGCGGTAATACGGCACGGTCTGGCCGTTCTCAATGTCCGTCCACACCCACTCGTTGTTTACCACGGTAATAGAGCCAAGGTCAACAAGAGTACTCCAAGTGCTATTGTCCTGCGAGTATTCAAGGATGAATGATTTAGTGCCGCTGGAGGCAGGCAGGAATCCAATTGATCCAATAAAAATCGGATTGGATGGGCCAAAGTTGATAGCAAAGTTTCCATTTGCAGAGGCTTGAGTACATACCGTGTCTACATCACCATCGTACAGATTGGCTACTGTGCCGCCTGCGGATGATGTGTACGAGCCGCTTGGTCGATTCATCCAACGATACAAAGCGTTCAGAACATCATTGCCGCCAAGAGGCAGCAAGTATATTGCTTTGTCTGCTGTGAAGCCATAGACTTTCTTGTCAATAGCCCAGTACTGAATTCCAAGATTAATCAAGCTTGACAGTAGAAAGAACAATGATTCACGAGCAGAAACGACTTGCTCAGAAGTTAACTCTTCCGCCAGTTTGCCACATCGACGAGCCCCGTGGTCAATCAGGTTCTGTACAGTAATAACT